GACCACCCCTCCTTTTTGTTATGGAACCTAGATTGATATGAAACCAACCTTTTAAACCGTCTGTTCAAAGCAGAAGCGGGTCAAATAGAAAACTTTTATTATATGACAATTCAAGAACTCCGCGAGCGACCTACCCTAACCTTCAGGGAGGTTCAGTTTGTGTTGGGCAACTGTAGTCGCTCAACCATCTACCGTTACATGAAAAGGGGTTTGATCAGTCCACCAGCAAAACCCACCCAACGGAGAGCTCTTTTTGATGCTCAGGAAATCTTCGCTTTAATCCAACCAAATGCCTGAAATGACAGCCCCTGATGATACCTTCGGATCTTTGCCTGTTTTTAGGAGGTTCCGTTATCGACTGCTCCGAAACTTGCTGGCGAGGCGCATACTCTGCGTCACTCCTTGCAAGACAGGTGCGATATATGTTCTGTTTTGGATTTGGCCTGACCAGGTCACTCAGATGGAATTAAAAATTCACATCGCGAAAGAGAATTTCTTTAAAGTGCCGAAAGGCCCAACCCCGGAAGTGGTGGTTGTTACCAATTATGAAATCAAACATTCTTGAATCTATCGAACCGTATCGTCTCCTTGGGCACCCCATGGCGGGTGTTGAAGGGGACATTGAGGGAGTCTACACAATCCCCTACCAGACCGGCATGAATATCCAGTGTATGGTCAGCGTTCTTCACGGGTTCAACCGTGTCAGCGTGACCGTCAACGAGAATCGTTCAGATAAAAGCGACAAGATAAAATTCCGAAAAAGTGGTGTGTTCCGGCGTGAACCTACTCAGCAGGAACTGCGGTTTGTCCGGCGCGTTTTCTACGATGATGATGCTCGAGATGTTTTTATGCGCGTTGACCCTGATCCAAGGCAGGAGAGCAAGTCTGTTATCTTGATTCAATCGCAAGACATTCCGGCTCCTGACTTTGGCTGATGGTTGACTTGGCAAAAGATACAGAGTCCGTGCTGATCCGAAACGTGAAGCATGGGCTCCGTCTTTGGGTAGAGACGTATGGTCGAATCCTGACCAAGGCAGGCAAGATCGTCACGCCTGAATTGAATCCGATGCAGGAGGAAATCGTTGAGGTAGTTTCGTGGTGCCTAAAAAACAAGAAACCAATTAGGATAATTATCCTCAAGCCGCGCCAAAAAGGATGTTCCACCATCTCGACTGCGATCATGTATTGGCTTATGTGTAACTACGTCATCAATGCCGTGCTGATCGGCGGACAATACGACCAAGTAGATAACCTCTGGAAAATTTTCAAACGGTATGCTGATAGCGATGTTTTCGATTGGGGGTTTGATCGTCAGGTGCTGGAAAGGTCGGCGAGGTTCTATAACGGCGACCAGGGTGCGGTTGGGTCCGCTTTGATGCGCGAGACGGCAGGCGACGATGAGGCGGGTCGATCAGGCACGTTTCAATTCATGCTGGCTACTGAGTCCGCGAGGTGGAAAAAGGGCAATGCGGCAGAAGTGTTGGCGGGTATTATGAACTGCATCCCGTTTCTACCGGAAACTTGTGTGATCCTTGAATCAACTGCTGCTGGTCCGTTCGGGTTCTTCTACGAATACTGGCAAAAGGGCGTCACCTTTGATAACTTCAAGAAAGGTGAAGAAGGTAACGGCTTTATCAAAATCTTCTCTCCCTGGTTTGAGCATGACCAAGACGTTGGCTACATCAACGACCCGATGGAGGAGGCGAGAATAACAGAGTCATACTCTACTGAGGAACGAGCGATGGTAGTAAAGTATCACCTCGAGCCTCGCCACATTAAATACTATCGCCGGACGATGGCACAAGAGTGCAAGGACGATCCGGCAGTAATGATGAGAGAGTATCCTGGCGGCCCTGACGAAGCCTTCCACGCTTCTAGCAATCAGCGGTTTAATTCGGTTGGGCTTCGCTTGATGGAAAACAAAGCCAGGGCAGTTAGTAATGAATCGCAGCTTGGAGTTTTAACGGGCGAAAGGCAGAGATACACTTGGGAGGATACCGATGAGAACGAAGGCATGATAAATATCTACGAAATGCCGAAGGAGGGTTGCCGATATGTTCTGGGAGTTGACGTTATGACCGGTGAATCACAAACCGAATCCAGCGATCCAGACTTGCATTCAGCTATACTAATTCGTTCAGCCTATAAAGATTCGTATGGTCGTTATTATCCCCCTAAAGTCGCGGCGCGAACAATTCATAAGTGTCGTTGGGACATCGATGTGTTGACTGAATGGGTTTGGAGACTTTCCTGCTTTTACGGAGGATGCTTAATCGTCCCGGAGATCAACATGGATCGCGGAATGACCCTGCTCCTTTCACACATGGGTGCCAATCTTTATGAACGCCAAACGGACGATGAGAGAAGCGATGTGCGATCTCCGAAAAGAACTGGGAAGTTTGGATTCAGAACCACTGCGAATAGTCGAAACACTATCCTCGAAAACCTTGCCAGAACAATTCGGGAGTTCGACGGCGAGCAACCTGGCATAGAGGTAGACATCGACACAATTAAAGAACTGCAACACTTCGTGGTAGATCCCCTCTCCGGTCGCTCAGAAGCCGCCAACGGTCATCACGATGACTCTGTCATTGCCTTGGCTATTGCGTTGCACTGCGAAGCTCAAGGGACCATTTATCGAAAGCGTGTTGATATTTCAGACACGCCTAGTGACCTTAGAGAGGATGTCAGAACCCTAAAAAAGAGGCGTAGGAAGAAATCTGGCGGAAGATACGCTTAAAAGTTAAGCCGATCAATGATCCATTGAGTGAGTGTTTTGCCCTCTTTTTGGGCTTTTTTAACCCACCTTGATTTTTCTGCAAGGTCGCAACGGAACCGGACGACGCCTTGTTTGGTGTCGTCTTTAACCGTTCCCTTTGGTCTTCCTGGCTTTGAGTTTTTCATATTTTTACTCCTAGTTCAGAGTTTAGTCTCTCCAGCCTTCTGTTCGCAAGAATTTTAGCGACCTCCTGATGAAATCTCTTCGGGACACGATTGCCCCCGTCGAACTCTTCGGGCAGAGTGCCGTCGTCCTCAAAATAAGCCCACTGCCTATCTTCGATTCCACGATCTTCTGATCCTTGCTCTCTGATGATTACGATCACGCTACGGTAGCCCTCGCGTGGTTTCTCAGCCTCTTGCTTTGCTTCCGCAAATGAATCGAAGTGAAATGTATCTTCGATGTCCTCATCGTCTATCACCAGTTCGACCCCCCACTCGTATGAGGTTCGGGAGCGCATAAGTTCTCTGTATTCGTTGTTGGTCATTGTTTAACTCGTTACTTGATGATCTCAGGACGCTCATCCTCACGCTGGCTGGCGAGAATTTCGTCCCATTCGTCGAAATCGAAATCCCAGCTATCCTTGCTGACATTGCCGTAGCGGATCGAAATCTTACCGCCCTCACGGGTGGTGACACGGAAGTGTTCCTTGAATCGGTGAGTGACCGTTCCGATGTAACAAGCCCTGTTTTTAGCGGAGGCGTAAGAGCGACCAATCTGGGCGTCTTCTTTATCTCGCTCAATGCAGTAATCCATATACTCACGGGCAACGTGTTTACCCACAGGTATCCGCCAAGGGTTACAGTGAAAATCTGGTCTTTTCATCTCTTTCATATGTTCCGGTGTCATTTTAAAAGTATCCCATTGATCGCCCGTAATCTATGAGCCGGTCATATTCGCGCTCGTATTCGCGAAACTCTACCGTCCCTAACGGGTAGGGGTTGAACTCTTCGGTTTCGGGATTCCAATCGCATGATAAATCAGGTTCGTTCGCCGCCTGATGCGCCCTCTGCTTGGGCGACAGGCTTGGGTTCGTATGAGGGTTTTCGGTGGTAGCAAAATCGTTGTTGTTCATAGAAAAATCTGGCAGTTCAATTAGATGGAGATTAGCGGGGGGGGATCGCTCCCCCGCTCGATAAGTTTCTTAGAAGTTCATGTCGTAGAACTTGCGAGGACTTTCACTTAGTCGCCCCACGAGGCCGCGAGCACTGGTCTTCTGACCTTTGAACTGCCAGCCCCCGTCCTTGCGGAGAGTCATTGTAAAAATGGTGCCGTCCTCCTTAGATTTGCAATCCCACTGCTGCCCGGTAGGGTGGCTAACGTGGCAACAGAATCCGCCAGGAGTGACAACATCGTCTTCCTGATTGGTGCGGGTGCAACTCATAGCACGAACCTTGGCTGTCTTCCCGCTGGGTGACATTTCGATAACCTCGTAGGGTGAGACATCGCTATAAGTGATGTAGTTGATGTATTGGGCGGCTTTGCTTGTAGTAGTCATTTTTGTCTTTTTTCTCGGACTTCTCCAGATCCGCTGGGGCGGGTCATTTGGGATTTTCCCGCTGACAATTTAAGTAAATCACAAATAATTAACTGTGTCTACAATTATTTTGTTGAAAATAAAAACGCCATGCAAGAATTAACCTGCACGGCGTTTCAAAACAATGACCATTGCTAACGCTTAGATCATCCTTTTTTCTTTCCGCCAGATTTTGATTTACGAGCGGTAGACGCTTTTCGCGTCGTTTTCTTCTTGGTGGATTTGGTGGGTGGTCGGCCTACTTTTGAGCCGTATGTTCCTGGTCCGTAGGGGGGCATGGTATTATCCTTTCCGTTTTTTTGTTGTTTTTGCGGATTCCTTGAATGCTTTCGCGGTGGGCGCACCTTTTGACCCTGGCTTGCGCATTCGCTCGCCTGAACCTGCTTTGATTCGCTTCCGCTTGGCATGGATGTTTTTATACAATCCTGATTTCATGGTATTCCTTTCTTTTTTTGTTTTTCACTCAACAACTCCTCTTGAGTTATGAGTCAAAATTGTTAGCTGACAAAAAGCAGGGCGTAGCATCACCCATCCAAGCTCCTATTTGGTTATGGAGGAAGAACTCCAACGCCTCGTCCCCGTCCATGCCAAAAGATTCCAGGCGGCATAAAATCTTTTGTTTATCGTAGCACACGATTGGGCTTTGCTCGTAACGCTCGACCACTCCAACAATGCAATCGTCGTAACCGTCCATTACCATTAAATCATCTGGGTCGAACCCGGAAAACAAGTCGATGGGATTGCATTGAATTTGTTCTTTGCTCATCACTCAGTCATTATCCTCTCTTTGCGCCGCCCAGTCCTTCGCTAATTGAGCTTTCACTGATTGAAAAAGATTGTTGTATTTTTGAAGTCCCTGCTTAAAACGCTCGGTTCTTTCGTCCCGATCAACCACCGTGTGAAGATTTGAAACCCCAGCCTCAGTGTAGGAAAGAAAATGCCAGCGATCTGCGCCGGTCACGGCGAGCGAGAAGTGAATCTGAGCCAGATACTCGTCCGGCGTCACACCCTGGCGGATGTAGCGAATGTGAGTCTTCGGCTGGGGGCATTTAATCTCCAACCCTTCGTTTTCGGCAATTAGCAAACCATCCGGGGAGCAGCCGTAATCGCCGTGTTTTGACTTTGCGAAACCAACCTGAGTGACCTTTTTGCCGGTGCTGTCCTGAAACCATTCTAGTGCGTCAGTCTCAAGCCTTATGCCATTCCAAACTGCAAACTGCGCAGGGTTGGAAGGAGGGGGTCCATCTGGGTCCACAAAGAAATCTGAGGGGGTGGCTCCCCCAACCAGTTCTCCCAGCGCGGTATTCACCGCATTGTCGCGAGCATCAACCGTTGTCTTAGTTTCGGCTAGGAAACTCGCGGGGTTGGGCAATAGGGCAATTAAATCATCGCGCTTCGTCTTGCCCGTAAAATCGATTCCCGCCGATTTCAGTTCGTCTTTCAACTGAGGGACGGTCAAGTCAATTCTGGGTTGATCAGCCAACCACATACCAGAGGCGGAAGCGGTAAGACGCCCTTTGCGGACATCATACCACTCCTCGCTTCTTTGATCCATGTGGTAGAGGTTACAGTCAGGGAATGCAGCGGTTGCCGCGATTTCGTCTGGTTGCTTCATGATTCAACCTCCCACGGGATGTCGTCACCATCGCTCTGGGGCTCCGGTTCTGGTTGAGGTTCAGGATCTGGCTTTTCCTCGAAAGGATTCACATCCACGTTCACGGTTTGGGGACTGACATTTCGGGTGAAGTCCAACTGATCATGGTCTTTCTCCAGGGCGGTATGAAACTCTGGCGAAAGACTCAACCGTTTGGAGTGACGACGAAGGACCGTCTTCTTTGCCATCTCCTCAAAATCAGTCACCCATGGCCCAGACTTTCCTGCTTTGGAGCGATTACGAATAGCTTCCACTTCGGACAAGGTCATCACTTCAGTATCAATGTCCCCTTCTTTCGTTTTGACGATGGAGTAAACACAATCCAGCTTCCCACGGTCTTCGCGCCAGTTAATTCGGTGTTGGATCTCGCCGTTGATCCACTCAAAATCGTCATTCTCTTTGACCGTTTCGGCCTTCCAGGTTGCAACCTCACCGCTTCGTTTTGCGAGATCGACCAAACCTTTCCAGTCAATTATCAGCGTTGCTTCTTTACCGTAAGGGATAAGGTGAGCTCGTCTTCCGTCCGGCTCGAGGCCCATCGCTGAGAGATCCAACAAGCACTTAAAGAAAGACTCCTGCGAGCATTGTTGTAGTTTTGGAGTTCTGGTGAGAGCGGTGATCGCAACTCGGCAGAATCGTTCAGCAGTCAAGTGCTGCGGCAACGCCGCTGCGAACTGCTCCTTCATTTTATCGCTGGCAATAATCTGCTTCAGCGAAGTTTGTTTTTTTATCTGGTTCTTCATAACAAATCTAATAGTAAAGTATATTACTTTCTGGTATTCATCGTCAACGGCAAAGGTTACCGTTGAACTAATTTCCAAAATATTTTGTTGTTCGCGCTTCGTTTGAGAAGTTTCCAAGGTGATCGACGCTCGACTAAGCTGACTTTTAGGCGGCCCAGCATCGTGGATGGTGGATATCCGGGCGGGATG